AATAGCATTACCTTGTCTGCTACCATCTTTACTGGCTGCTGTGAAACTAGATAAAAATTGTTGTAAGTCTTGGACTCGCATTATTTTTTTATCTGTAACTCTAATAGTTGAACTTCTTCGTTAAGTCTATCTATTTCTTTTTTTAGATTTTCATTTTCCCCATGTATCTGTCTGATTGTGCCAGCCATCTCCATAACGATTGCTTTTGTAGCTTCTAATTGATTTTGAGTTTTTATATACAGACCTTCTCGTTCTTTGTATTTATGTAAGTCTGTTCTATATTGTTCTGTCAAAGCGGCAATAACAGTGCTTTCTGGTTCTTTTGTAGTCTTAACTTCATTCTCGTGTGTCATATCTTCTCCGTGTTCTTTCAATTTATTGTATGTACGCTTGTCTTTCATAGTATTGACTTTATAGGATAGTTACCTTAAAAAGTCAATATGGGAGTTCCAAAAAGATTAACAGAAATGCAAAAAAGATTTGCTGAATTTCTAGTTTTTGGTGGACCTGATGGTCCAGTCAACAAAGCAGAAGCAGCAAAGCTAGCAGGCTATTCAGAAAAAAGGTGTAGGCAAGAAGGAACAGAACTTACTAACCCCAGACAGGCACCATTAGTTGTCAAATATTTAGATGAATTAAAACAAGAAAGAAATTTAAAGTTTGGAGTAAACTACGAAGGCCACATTGCAGAATTAGCTAGAATCAAGGACCTGGCTTTGAAAAAGAATTCTTTCTCTGCTGCTGTAAACGCTGAAACAAATCGAGGAAAGGCAGGAGGACTATACATAGACAGAAAAATAATAAAACATGGCAAATT